GTGACCTAGAAGTGTAGCGCCGGAGAGCCAAGTGTGTCTTCGGTGGCATCGGGAGGTTTAGGTCTTTTGCTCCCTTGGCCGGCACGGGGGTGGCCCTGAATGTGGTTTGGGCGCTTACGGTCGGCATAACACGCCGGCGTACAGCGTTGCTACATACGGGGCCGGGATCAGCCGTCCAGGGTAGCGTGTGGAATCACGACCATGGTCGGATGGAGTTTGCTGAGATTGAGCCTTTCACCAAAGATGTTGGTGGGCATCTCATCCGTGTTTTCCAGGTTGGGGACTGTGTTATTGGGGAGGTTGAGCATCCGGCTGTTGCCACGCGACCATTGATGGTGCTTGGCGCTGCACCGGATGTTGTGGCCAATCCAGCCCTCATACCCGCGGTCCTGCATCCTGCAGTGGACGGGGCTTCTGATGCCATGACTGTCGCGATGGCGGGTCTTGGTGATGTCGGCCTTGTTCCACCGCAGGTAGTTCCGTTGGACCAGGAACCAGATGGTGATGGTGTCGAGGAGACCAAGAGTGGCGATCTTATGTCCACTTGTGGTGACACCGAGTCGGAGGAAGAGGGAGATGCCGCTGCTAGCGGCACAGTACCCCCCCCGGCTCCACCAGCGGCAGCTGGGGGAGGTTTACCACAACCACTCCCTCCTCGCCCGACCACGCGTGAGGCGCCACCTGCGCCACCAGTGGTCGAGGAGAAATGCCCCGAAAAACATCGGGGCGTGTGCCGTATGGGACCTGTGACGTTGGAGTGTAGCAAGCATTGTCCGGTTTATGTCTGGAAGCTTGCTCGTGGCTACAAGTGTGCACTGATACCGGAGACTGCCGGTGCGCCGTGTGGATGGGATGGGGCGGCTTCTACGTCGGCTCCCCCATCCACTGCTGACGCTGGTGAGTCTCGGTCAAGCACACCTTGGTTGCCGCCTACGGCTCCCGATTCACCTGTCTTTGAACCCCACAGTCCGGAAATGGCTCCGCGTTCGCCGAGCTTTCATGTGACTGAGGACAGTGACTCGGAAGACGTGGCTCCACCGGTCAAGATCATTGACCCCGTCGTTCGGACTGACGGGGCCGCTCATACTGATCTGCCGGCGTTAGAACGACGTCAAACCGTTGCCGCACTCGGAATATGCCCTGGCAACACGCCTCGCCCGCGTTTTGCTATGGCACGGGTCGTTCCTGTACCTGTGAACGACGCGATCATCGAGAATTTCATACTGAATCGTGTCGGTATGATTTCCGAGTATGGCAATGCGTTGTCCTTTTGCAAGTTTCCGTACCAGCACGGAAAACCTGGTTCACTTGAGACGATTCTCAACATCCCTCGTGTTGAATCGTTGTTGGCCTTGGGGGTTATTCCCCCTGACTGTACTCTGACCCCAAAGCAAGGGGCACCACCCCAGGATGCGATACCCGGGAAGTATTCAGTCATTGGGCCACTCAATCTGAACCAGATCCCTCTCGTTTGGCAGAGGTCAATGCACAATGAAGCTGTGTCGTTGACCCGTCGGCACATGGTACCGTTGCGTGACGGACCTGCCGAGATTGCCATGTGGGAGCGTGCGGTGCGGGACTTCATGCCGTTCATCTATAGCCAGATGTTTGCCCACGTTCGACCGGCCAACCAGGCGGAGTGGTTGGAAGGTTTGGACGCCACGCGTCGTAAGATGTATAGTGACCACATCGCGACTGGGCATAACCTTCTGTTTACGGATGCGAAGGACCATTTCCGTGATTTCTTCATCAAGATCGAGGTTATGTCGGCAACCAAGAAATTGGATGCCTCGGGGCATGACATGGGCCGGGCTTTTTCAGCCCCCCGTGGCATTCAAGCCCTGGCAAAAGCGGTTGCCAACATAGCGTTGGGACCCTACATGACCGCGCTCTCGAAAGGGCTGGCAGAGTCGTTCCAAGTTGGTGGCATTTATGCCACTTTTGGATACACTGCTGGGCGCACGCCCTAGGAGATCGGAGCTTGGTACGACCACATGGTCAACGCTGGCTATAAGTTTGTTGAGAACGACTTCTCATCATTCGACGCCACGCAGGGCCATGGGGCGCATTATGCGGAGATGTCTTTGTATGAGAAGTTTCCTGGTGGGCCGGCAGTGCAGAAGGCACTGGCACGGCAGAAATTTACAAAGGGTTTTAGTATGTGGTTTTGCTATACCCTAAAGTATACCAGGAAGTCGGGTGACCAGAATACGTCCCTGGGCAATTCAATCATCAACATGTTGTTTCATGCTTACGCCTTGTGTTCACTTGGCGTGACTGATTACTATATGTTGGTGATGGGCGATGACAATCTGATAGCCTTCAAGGCCGGCATCCCCCCCGCGGATTTGGCCGCGGGAGTTGGTGCTATGGCTCATCAGTTTGGTCTTAGCTCTAAGTGTGAGGCACGGGAGTTTCCGACGTTTTGTTCGGGTGACTTCATGCCTTGTAGAGTCAATGGGCAAGACACTCATGTGTTGGTACCTCTTGCAACTCGGCGCGCTGGTAAGATGGGGGTTACGCATTACGTGCTCCCGAGTAACGTGTCGACTTTGCTACGTATGAAGGGTAACGAGCTGTCTTGTCCAGTCAACCGCGCAATGCCTGTAAGTCGAGTGTTTTATTACTTCTACACCGCAATCGCTGGCGAGGCTGACAGAGAGGAGCGCTTCGAATATCACGCACCTAGTACGGCTGTCGTTGAGATGAACGGCAGTACTGTCGAGTGGTTTTGTCGCGCGTATGGAATTTCTGAGAGTGAGCTCGTGGAACTTGAAGGTTTCCTGTGGGCGCATCTCAATGCCACGTATGGCTATGCCTCTGCTTGGGCACATCCGGTTATGGAACGGATGTTGGCTCACAGGGGTTAATTGGAATTCGGGTTATGACGCCTTATGGCTAAAAGGAGTGGCATCCTTACCTGTCAAGCTGGGTGAATTTGTTCGGAAAAACTGGAATTTGATCGATGCCTCGCAAGTCTGCAAATCGTGGTAAGAAGGGTCCTGTTGGGCGCTCGCGACGAGCTCGCGCCCCGGCAGCACCACGACGGGGGCGGCCCAAGCGCGCCCCCCGACGGAAGCAGAAGAATGATGGTTGGACCATGGCCGACACTGGTGCCGCTGTGGGCGGTGCCATGTTTGGGCAGGTTGGCGCAGCTGTTGGACGAGCGGCAGGGGCGTTAGTCCCGCGCATCTTTGGGTCAGGTAGCTATGCGGTGCACGGGAACTCGATCCTGAGCAACGGGATCCCGTCGTTTCTCAACGGTGGTGATGGAGTCCGTGTTTGTCACCGTGAGTACCTGGCTGATGTGGCGGGTGCCGTCTCTTTCAATCTCCAATTTGCGTATGACATCAATCCTGGGTTGTCACTGACATTCCCATGGCTTTCAACGATTGCACAAGGTTTCGAGGAATACGAGTTCCGCGGGTTGGTGTTCGAGTTTAGGACCACCTGCGGTTCGGCGGTGTCTTCAACCAACAATGCAATGGGTACTGTCGTGTTTGCTACGAACTATGACGTTCTGGATCCTGAGTTCCAGACCAAGGCACAAATGGAGAGTTATGAGTACTCTACGTCAGTGGTTCCGTGGCAAAGCATGATTCATCCCGTTGAGTGCAAGTCGGTTAGGAATCCTTTGCGCACTCTCTACGTGCGCACTGGATCGATACCCGTTGGCGCTGACCAGCGGTTGTATGACCTGGGTTTGTTCCAGGTTGGTGTCTCGGGCCAGCAAGCGACGAATTTGATTGGTGAGATTTG